TCTGCCACTAACATTGTGGATTTAGTTGGTAATGTAACCGCAAGTGGAGATATAAGTTCAAGTGGAAACATCATTGGTGAATTAACAGGTATTGGTGGAGCAGTAACTGGTATAACATCTTTATTAGCTACAGATATTAAAATTGGTGAAGATGATGAAACAAAAATTGATTTTGAAACAGCAAATGAAATACATTTTTATGCTAATAATGTTGAACAGGTATATTTAGCAGATAACATATTTGGCCCACAATCAGATAGTGATGTTGATTTAGGTGCTTCAGGTGTTCGTTGGAAAGATAGTTACTTTGATACCGTAACTACAAGAAATTTAACAACCACAGGCCCTACTACGATTGGTGATGGTAATGATGTAATACAATTCAATCCAAGAATACTGGTGCAAGGTGATGTCACTGCAAGTGGTAATTTTATCACACAAGGACACATAACCGCAAGTGGAAACATAAGTGCA